GTTACAGTAACAGCATTAGGAATGTTAATAACTTCTGTAGTTTCTAAATCGCTATTAGTGGTAGAAGAATCTAATCTTATATTAGTTTCGCCTATGCTATTTGTCTCTGTACTTGTGTTGATTACAGGAGCATCTTCATCTGCATCTTCATGTGTGTATAACGTAGCATCAATAACCTGAACTGAACCAGTATCTGTATCAATAGTTCCGCTATCGTCTACAAGAATTACATTTGTAGTAGCAGCCTGAACGGTGCCTGTAACTGTAGTATCTATTTCAGTATACACTTCACGCTGATCTTTTACAGAGGCAGGAGCTTGATTCTGCAAGTAATCGTTATAAGTAGCGCAGCCAGGATCGTCTGTTTCCACACTGTATCTACTACCGTCTGGTCTCTGTAGCACAGCCCTAGAAATACCAGTAGTTAATCCATCTAAGCCGGCTGGTATACCACATTCTACACCAAGAACTTCATCACTAATGTCCAGCTGCTCAATAGGAACTCTATCTGCCCGGACTAGAGATTGATTATCTAGAGTATGAACTTGAACCCAGGGATCTTTGTTGCCACTGGCTAATTTTGCTCGGTTAGCAGCCTCTTCTTGACGCTGTTGTTCTTCTCTATTGCTATTCGTATAATATGTGTTGCTTTTAATTTGAGTTTCTACTGAATAAGAGGGTTTTGGTGCTCTAGTAGTTAAATTTGTTACAACAGTTTTTTGTACCGAATGAGCGGATAAAAAATAATTAACCGCATATGAATCTGCTTGAGATACATCATTGTGATTTGTAATCTCAATTTTTATGGCGCCGGTATTAAATTGTCCTGCAGGTAATATCAATCCCGTAGAAAATCTTCCGTTAGGAAAGCTAGTGCTGGTTTTAAATGGTCTACCATCAACTAGAATAGTATGAAGAGTGTTGGGCTTAAGACCCCATACTTGTAGAACAAGATTTTCTTCCCTTGCTAATGTATCGACTGGAATAGTTACGAGATCTTCTACTGTTTCGCTTCCTTTCCATACATAATCAAGCTCTCTTGTTTCCCACACGGTAGAAGAGCTAGGAGGCAAAGTGCCTGGATTAACCCAAGTGCCACCATATTCTGGAATGTAGAGCCCGTCGGGAGTTTCTACTGCATTGTTTATATCTGCGGAATCTCCAAAGTTTTCACCAGGATCTTGTCCGCCTATAGTACTAGTTGCATATTCCCAGTTAGACCATTCCAATTCCCACCCAGAACGAATTCCATCGTCATCAAAAACATCACCCTGAACCAGATGATCATATTCACCGTTTACGTTTTGAAGTGGCTCGCCATTATAATTGGTATCTATGAAATTAGAAACAGGAGGATCTATATTCAAACTTCCCGTCCACGGTCCTGTTGCGACAGGAACAACAGGAGTAGTGTCTTCAACTTCTTCTTCTTCTCCTGGAGTGATAGAAGTATCATTAATCACTACAGAAGTGCTTGCAGATATTCCTATGTCAGAAAGTGTAATACCCCAGGTTTCTTGTCCTTCAGTGCTCAAATCACTTGATAAAGTAACTGTCAAAAAAGCAGAACCGGTTGCGTCTACTGTAAGTGTTCCTGTACCGTCACTGGCTGTAGTAGGAACTGTAGTGTAGTCTGCGTTTGTGATACCAGTACCAAATACAGTATATCCTAATTCTGTGCCTTCCGGTACATTGGTAGTTTCTAAAGTTATAGTAAATGTATCGCCTTCATTTGCAGTTGTTTTTGATCTAATGAGATAATAGCTAGGAGCAGTTGGAGTAGTTCCTTGCTGAGTTGATTCTGTGTCATTCGTAGATGGCTCTGTTTCTGTTACGTCTTCGCCAGTCCCACCATTTTCAGTAGCAACTTCTTCTGCTTCTTGTTCTGTAGCAGGAGGAGGAGTTATGAACAATTCACCCACGACATTTCTATATGAACTTGCTTGAGTTTGTTGTGTGTATATTGTTTCATTATAAGGAACATGCCAGAAATAACCAGACTGTCCAGCAGTAGATCCTGTAGCTATAGGTTTAAAGCCTATCTGTGAAGTTCTAAAGGCAGCTCTCAATTCTCGTTTTCTGGTATCAATAGAGCACTTATTGTCAGGATTATTGACATGATTGACACTAAAGTTAGAGAAAGAGTCAACAAGAAAACCATTTTTGAATCTATCAATACCATCTGAGTCTGCAATAACTACTTTTCCTGCCTCTTTCTCTAAAAGAGTAAGAGTAGTATAGTACTCTAGATTTGATATTCTTTGTTCTAGTGCTCCAATATCCTTCATCGTGTATTTTTTATTTTTGACAGGCACAATTGACATTGATAAATCTTCACGTCCAAAATTTCTTCCAGCTGTTTTTGAAAGAGAAGGATATGGAGGCAATACGCCAGTAGCCAACGTCATAGCACCCTCAGGAGAAGAAGGTGTTTTAGGAGATACAGAAGGAAGACCTTTAATAATTTTTACTGCTCTAGACGGAGTAACAACTACTCTATATGCTTCAGCTAAGTAAAACTCTAAATCAGTTGTAAATGTCGCTGTAGGAATAGGATTAGTCAAACCTACTTCTGGTCTATTAACTTCTTCAAATGCACTTGGGTTCTCAGGTGCACCTGCAACCGTAGAAGAAGGAGTGACTGTAGATCTCATAAAAGGTCTAAAGTCAATAGCATTTCTTAAATCAAAAACTTGTCCAGATGAAGCAGACACGTAAAGAGGAATCTCTTCTGTTCTGATTCCCTCGTCTCCGGTGTCATCAACAGGATAAGAATCTAAACAAGCAAAAGATGGTCCTGTGATAGTTTCGTTGTCAAAGTAATCAAACTTCACAGTAATATATTTTTCTACTGTAAGGTCTATTGTGCTGCTAGAATTTTTTACAATATATGATAACCCATAGAAATTATCTCGTTGACCATTGTCAAGTTTGAATGATTCAGAGACGTTTCTTGCATTTGTTGTATAATCAGAATTCGATGTCGCTGTTATACTTGTTACTCTAAATACATCAGGTACACCTAGACAAAACTTATTAGAGCCAAAATTCTCATTCTCGTCTGCCTTTATTTTGACATATTTACTTTTTACGAAAGACTTGGAAAAAGGAGCAGTATTTTCTACTTGCATATTTATATATGCTCTAACACTATAAGGACCGGCGCCTGTTAAAGCTCCTAGAGTTATAGTTAAACGATCTTCACTGGTTTTTCTTACCTTGCCGACAACATCAATAAACTCTCCTTTTTCTACTGTAGTGCCATCTATATCAAAAGTTTCAGTTGCTACTAGTTTTATGTGATTTCTTACATCAGATTCAGAAACGCTGTCTTCAACACCACCAATTGTTTCAGTGCTAAAAAAGAAAGTTTGATCTGATGAAGTAGAATTAAGATTAATTTCTCCAGTCTCAGCAGCAGCAGAAGATACATCAAATTCTTTTATGAATTTAAAATTATATCTATATGCACCTTCATTTGCTTTTAAAGTTTTTAAGAAACGATAAGGAAGATTCCAGAGTAATTTGTTTGAATTTTTTTCATAAACTTGAGCGACACCAGCATCATTTAAAACAATATCTGCAAACGCATTTGCTTTAGAATTTTCATATGAAATAGATTTGACTGTACTGAAGTCGCCATCAAACATTTTAATGTCAAAAAGATAAAGCCTATATTGAGCAGATGCAGAGCCAGGAGTGCCTGATTGCAAAGAGATGTGTCTGACTTTTGCAGTTCCTATGATACCGCTAGGCACAGAAGTATTAGAATATGCAGCACCTGAAACTCCATTAGATTCAACGCTATGTAAATTTACTATGCCATTAGCGTTTTCGTCAGCTCCATCTGTGTCCCATGCACCACAAACGTCATCGACAATTACATAATTACCAAACGTAGTAGATTGTGATACAGTTTCTTCTGTCTGTGTTGCGCTTGGTTTGTCAAAAGAAGTTTCAATATCTTGTAACAATTCTATAGGATAACCAGAAACGCTTCCTACACCAGCCTTGACTCCTAGAACAAGTTTACTTGCATCACCACCCGCAGCAGGAGGCAATATTCCACCATTTTTGCCTTTAGCAGAACGGAGATGCTCTTTGAAATATACTTGCATACCTTTTGAAACATAATTACCATGACGATCATATGTTTCTCGTGCTAATATCTCTAAGATTTCCTAGAGGATCATTTTTAATATCAGACCTTATAATTCTACCATTAGAATAGGTTGCAATCTGAAAATAGTTATCCGCTACCTGTGTATCTTTATTATAAGAAATGAGCGATACAGTATGCTCCAGTCTATCTGCGCCCGGAGCTCCTTGATTGAATGTGCCTCTGGCATTATCGTACAACGTACCATCTACTGATGCTTGTTTTATAGCTTCATTTACTATAAAGCCTATTTTTTTATCAGTTGATGGACTAAACTTATCAATGAATACTGACAAGTTTTTAGTTCTGATAAAGTTACCTAGTGCATATATTATACCAGGTGTCATGGTTAAGTGAGGAGCTACGCCCGCATAGAAATTTCTTTTTCCATATGATCCGCTAGGTGTAGTTTGAGTTACGAATGTCTTACCATTTAAATTAGGGTTCACAGATTCTACAGTAAGTGTTTCCCCCTGAGAAAATCTTTTGTATTGATTTACAGTCAAGTCTGCTGCTTGTGCATTTTCATCTACATACACAATATATAAGGCTTTTGCGTTGATAGTATCGCTTACTGTTATTTGACCAGTTTTGTGTGTAAGAATCTTTGCTCGTAGTCCAGTTGTTTGTCCAACTAGAATCGCACCCTCATACGAAGCTAGATCTGCATTAGCTACAGGATCTTCATTGGCATCTTCATCAAGAATTTTGATAAATTTAAAGTTTTCAATTTTTTGCTCACAGCCACTGATGACTGCGCCTTCTTTAAGGCTAAAGCTACCCAGCTGAGATAATTGATCAGAAAGCACTGTTTGAAGTTGAGTAAGCTCTCTAGCTTGAACCGCAACGCCAGGCTTAAAAAGAACACGATGATAGTTCTTTTGTGGATCAAAATCGTCATAATAAGGTGAAGAACTTAAATTGAGGGCCATTATTTTTTCCTAAAATTGTACTATTGCTTTAATTGTTTCTACTTGATCTGCCGTTCTAGTTATAGACGTTCTATTTTCAATGTAAACAACTTCGCCATATGAAGTGCTTATCTCTGGTTGATCATATCTATTTATACCGAGTGACGATATGTCTTGTGTGATGTTAGTCAATACGCTTGCATTTTTTATATTTGGTACTATTGACTGTAAGTATACATCAAAAGTTCCTTCGTCAACAATATCTGAACGATTTGATTCGACAACTTGTATTACTCTAAATCTACCTTCATCAGAATCGCCTAAATCTGTAACTATTATGTCATCAATATCATATTTATTTGAGTCAGCACTATTTATGTTTACTATGAAACAAGATGTAGCTGTCGCTTCTCTCCATATATTTTGCTCATCATAGTCATAAATATTTTTAATCAGTCCCACTTGTCTAAAATCATTATCTACCATCAAATCTCTATTGGTATTGTCAGATAGAGAAGATACTATTGCTACTGTTGTACTAAAAAGTTCTTTTACAGGATTACTTCCGTGACCGTGTATAGGAGAAATGATTGCCCTGGCTGTCGCTTTTTTGCTAAGATCATCTTCAGCAGTATGAATTTCATCGCCGTTTGAGTCAACAAAAGTTATGTCTGCATATGTGTAGTTTGCGCCTACATCAGCAACATCAATTGACGTTATAGAACCAGAATTTTCTGCTATATTAACTGTAGCTGCTGCTTGATCTTCTTCTAGAACACTGTCACCTGTTATTTTAACAAAAGTGTCTCCAATAACATAGTCGTTACCTCCGCCGCCAGGTGGAATGATTATTCTATCTATTGTTCCTTCAATAGCTGCATCTTCTACCGCTTTTTGTAAAACAGTATTCTCTGGATCAGCATCTCCTAAATTAACAATTGCTTCAGCACTTCGAAAGCCTTCGTTTTCCGCATCGTCTCCGTTGTCGAATTGAATAAATGCGAAAGTATAACCTAGTCCTTCAAAGGTTTCTCCGTCAGTGACATCAATATCTATAGAGACAACCTCGCCGCTTTCATTGATCGTTGCAGTAGCGGCGGCACCTGTGCCGTCACCCTGTATGTAAACATTAGGAGCTGCCGTGTAACCTGCCCCACCATCTGTGACTGTAATAGACTTTACTTCACCCACAAGAGTTCCGTATGATGGACTATCTGTGGTAAGTTTTCTGACGGGAATATATCTAGAATCTACAAACTTATTTCGATCTGCTTCCGATACTTGATACATAAATTTCCATTTATAACCATCGTCGGTAGAAAAAATAACATCTGTAGTAAGGACAGGGGCATCTGTACTAAAAGCCCCGCCATTATTGTCTATGCATTTATACACGCTAAAGTTTGCTTCGTTGTAAACATAAAAGTCAGCATCTGCTAAAGTAGTTGCTCCAGAAGGAGCTGGATTAGCAATAGAATAGTCATCATCATACGGATCGTATACTGTGGTACCTGACGTATCCCATTCTTTTTTTTCAATTAAGTTACATACATCTGAAGGATTAACTTTTTGTGTAAACAAAATATTATTTCTAAACTGATTAATATACTTCTGAGAATCATATGCCGTCTCTGGAGCGTCTTCATCTGTCCAGGCAGTAGTTCTGGCAAGTGCAAAATTATAATAGTCATAGAGCTTATTAGTCTCCGAGTCTATTACATTTTTAACTTCTCGAACAAATGATCTCGCTAGTTCAACTCTAGCCAGTCTAGTTAATAAAATAGCCACTATGTTTACCTATTAAGAGATTGTAATGGTCCAGGTGACGGTCATTGAATCTGCTGCACCTTTGTTGATTACTGCAAATACGGTACGGCAAAGCATAGTGCCAGCTGTAGCATCATTGAAGATACCTGCTTCAGTCAATGAAGCGGTTCCTGTTCCGGCAGGATAAGTAGCTGTATATACCATATCATTGCCAGTAGCCTCTCCACTATCTAATGAAACTCGTGCTTCTTCGTTTAAGAGAGCTGTATCAGAAACAGCAGCAGCAGTATCGTCTGTGCCTACTGCCATGTGAGACATAATGTCAGCATCAGTGCCTTCCATTCTCGATGCAATAAAATTCAGTCCAGTAGTAACTACTAGATTTGGAACAGTAACTTCTTGCTTTACTTTACCATTGCTGTCAGACACAACAATGTTAACCATTCCAGTGGCCTTAGTTTTTTCATTTGTGATCATTTTGTTTCTCCGTTGTTTAAAAAGAGTAACTTGCTCCAACATAATCTTCAGCAAAGTATGTTGGCGCATAGTCTTGTATGGTTGCTACACCAGAATCTGATGCAGTAATATCTTCTGAATTTGGTAAAGAAATTGTTTTGACTACTTCTTCACTAATTGTTTTTGTTTCTGTAAATAGCTTAGTTGTATTTATAACAGATGTTGAACCTGCTGTAAGATTATTAGAAAAGACTTTATCCACGTGTTTAAACACACCTGGACCATGGTATAAATCTGGTAAATACCCTAGCTCAACATATAGAGAGTTGTCATACTCGTCAGACGTTCCTACCGTGTCTGAGAAGAATCTTTGTAATAAATATGAATAATCAAATACTTCAGATATATTTACAACCTCAGTGAAAGGCTTTTCAACTAGCGCAGAAAAAGATTCGGTCGCAGTAAAAGTATCTGCAAATGACCTAGAATAATCCATTGCTATACTCAACAACTCTGACGCTTCTGCCTGTGATGTCAACACTTTATTGATCAGTTTGAATACACCTGGACCATGATATGCAAAAGGTAAATAGTCTGATTCTACATATAAATCGTCTGCGTAATCATCACTCGTAGTAGCTATGTCTACAGGGTTTTTACCAAAATTGAATGATTCTGCATCTGTTGTATATACTGTTTCGCTGTCTGGATCTACTGGATCAAATCCGTTATCATCAAGATTTGGGAATGCTCTTACCCATTGAACAACAATTGTTACGACATCTGGTGAAGTAACGATGTCTTCAGTCTTAAACTCGTGTAAATGTAATCCTTCAGCTTCTATTGTAAAGAATTGACCAAAACCAACATTATGTTTGATAATTAGATCACCAAACACTTCCATGCCAGCAGGATGCATTATGTCTTTAAATCTTTTTTTCCAAGTGCTTTCAGGCAGGGTGGACTTAATTATATAAGAATAACTTTGATATCTAAAATTGTCTTGTATACGGTTGGCGTCTGAAAGTTTGCCTCTATCGTCTTTAAACTTACCTTCTTCTGCATACAGATATCCAGTGTTTAATGTTAGAATAACAGATTCTCGTAAATTAGAGCCTATTCCTACGTTAAATTCTGCTTCGGTAAATTGTCTTCCAGGATTTATAATTGAAAATGCAGTGGGAGCATTTCTATTATCAATAGATTGAATTCGAATTATAGCATTGTTGTTGCCATCTATTTCGTTGATTCTATAGATTTGTCCTATAGAAAATCCTGCATCTAGAGTTCCAGTACGAATAACTGTACCCGAGCCGCTACCTGATGCTGTTGCTGTAAAAACTGTTCCTATGTCATTGTCTTCAGCGCCGATCAAAGTAAAGTCGCTTGATCCTGAAGTAACAATTCTATATTCTCTACCAACAACAATTCTAGTAGCTATTATTATGCCCGTATACGGAGCAGCAGATACGGACGTCAAGCAACGATCTACATAGGCTTTAATATTTTCTAGATCAGTGCTTGCTCCTCTGTCAACAATAACTGTACGAAGATTAGAAGTATCGAATGTAAGAGAATAAGTTCCATCTGTATAACCCGAACCAGCATCGAGTATAACAACTGAGGTTATAACTCCATCAGTCAAAACTGCTCTTGCTGAGAAATCTTCGCCGCTGCCAGCACCAGACAACACTACAGCAGGAGCTGCTGAATACTGTAAGCCACCATTCGTCACTTCTATATTTGTGACTTTACCACCGGATACTGTTGCTGTTGCTTCTGCTCCTACTCCTGGACCGGGAATAGAAGTTATTCCTTCTGGCAATTTTATTTGAAGAGAATAAACTTGCGGAGAAGTGTATGATATTTTAGAAACTTGAGGAATAGTTATGGGAATTGTTCTGATTAAATCTAACGAGCCCACCGTTTCATGATATTTTAAATCAGCAATTGTTCCATTTAAATTTTGAACTTCAAAATTGTTATAACCCGTAGAAGCAAAAACATATGAATCTTGCAGCCATATACCATCTGAAGCACGTAGTATATTTTTACTGGGATAAATAACTTCGATTTCTTCATTGTATATAAGTTTAAAATATGCTTTAATTGATCTAGCAGAACCTTTAGATTCATATATACTTTTTATATTCTTGAGTAAACTTTTTCTGTCAGCTTGTAGTATCTGAGGAAAATCTTTAGCTAGTTCAAGTGCTCTTTGATTAAGTTCTTCATCATTAATATCATCTAAATCTGAATACTTTTTATTTAAAAGAAGATTTGCAGGATTGCCATCTGAATCCATATACTCGTAATACTTTTCAATAAACGAAACAAATTTAGAATATTCTTCACGGATAAATTCTGGTACAGTATATTTTGCACCAACACTGCTCTTCTCTTCATATTCTGTTGGTGTTGCAATAGCAGAAGCAAGAACAGCTTCAAGCACAGCCCCAGATCCTGATCCTCCTTCTGTATCCGTTACTGTTACAGTAGGAATACTTGTATAACCTGTGCCTATGTTTGTTATATTTACTGCGTTTATTACTCCATCAAAAACCGAAGCCGTAGCAGTAGCACCAGAACCACCTCCGCCAGTAATTGTTATGGTTGGCGGAGTATCGCTGTTGTTACTGTAACTAGAACCACCATCTACAATAGTGATACTAGATACATATTTTAAATGTTCTGGTATTTGATGTGCCATTAATAACCTTCGGTTTCAGTCGTTACTACTATTTCCAATCCTTTTCTTAATCCTACAGTGCTGTCAAATACACTATTGTCAAGAGTAAGAATTGTATTTTTTGAAGGCTTTGCAACCACTGCTTCGTTTGATACGTCAGATTGGCGTGTTAATGTACTAGTTACAATATCTTTCGAATCATCATGCGGTCTAGTTCTAAATTTTAACTCACTCTCATTACCATACAATGAAGTTACATTGACTCCATTTAAAGATAATTTTCCTGTGCTGTAGTCTATTGTACCCACATTTGCTATTCTAGTTCCACTTGTATCTACAAGGAAAACCGTTCCCGTGCCATTGTAAGCAGGAGGTACAACACCTGAATTTGGAACATCTTGAAATTTAACTTTATATATTGTATCTGTTACTTTAATATTTGCCCATGTACTATGCAGTTCTCTGGGTTGTATTCTGCTATTAAATGTAAAATTGTAATTACTTTTCTCTCCAAGTATTGCAGTAATTCTTTTTTGTAAAGTTGGAGTTATATTTACAGAAACAATAGATTCTGATACAGCTTTAACTACATTATGTACAGCAGAGTAGTAAAAGTTTTTATTCAACTGATTCAAATCAGTATTAAAATAGTTTATAATTGCAGTATTAGCTGCTTGAGATATTTGCCCAGAAGTCAAAGATGTTCTTGATGGATCGTAAACAATACCAGCTCTTAAACCTATATAGGTATATTCAGGATCAACAAACTCTGGCAATACAGCAACGGGAGCTCTTGGAGAAATCAGAGTGTTTATAATGTTGTCTTTTAGCTCATCGGTAATGATTTGGCCTTGAACAGGATCCAACGAAATAAAAACTTTACCATAAATAGGAGGATCATTATTTTCTCCTCCCCATACAGAGCACGACTGAACGCTAGGATTTTCTGCGAGGATAAGACTTCTATAGTCTGATGCTGCTACCGCTCTTTCTTTTGTCTGGTTATAGATTGGAGCTGTTTTTCTTATGCTATCGATACTTTCTCTAGCAGATCCGCCTGCAGCTCTAACTGTGTTTTCAAAAAACTTCAATTCTTTGTCTAGCTCGGCTCCATCATCAGCAGTCAATGTCCCTGCGACACTAAAAGATCTAGCTCCGTTGGCAGCTTCGCCCGATGAGACCAGATAATCTACAATTACAATATTTCCTGGTTCTAGCTTTTTGCCAAATACATCATCACCAAATCTAATGATATATTTTCCATCGTGTCCCTCTTCTACAAAATATGCTCGGGTGTCGCTTTTTAAATCTAGAAGGCCCGTAGACAACGTGTATGTTTGAATAGATAGATCTGTATTAGAAGTTTGAACTCTAACACGCAAAGAACTGGTATCTATGGATTCATTTGGTATAGTAAGAGGTCCCGAAACAGTATTTAAGTCTATAAAGAATCTGTTTGTAACTCTTGTGCCTTCTTTTAAAGCAAGATTATTGAAGACAAATTTATCTACCCCATCAACAGTCTCTAGCACGGCAGTGACATCTGACTCTGGGTAAAAATTAAAAGAAGTAGTGCCATTACGTGAAGTAAAAACAGTATCTCTAGAAAGAGTAAAGTTAATATTAGTATAAGATGAAGCAGGCTTTACAGAAAAATCAACATATGCTGTAGCAGCTCTATTCGACCTTGGAGTATACCCGAGAGACTTTGCAATAGAGACTACTGAATTTCTTTTTATGGCGGAATCTAAAAAAGATTCGTTTGCAATCATGTGAGCAAGGACAGCATTGTAATGAGTATTGTAAGCTAACGTATCCAATAAAACAGACAGCGCAGAACCCTCAAAATCGTAATCTCTAAATTCATCTTGCGCTTGCATGAAAGTTTTTAAAGACTGTTTTATTTGATCGAAATCTAATTCTGTTACATTGAGTTGTGCCATTGTTCTACCTTAATCTTTTTAAGTTGGCCGTAAGTGTTTGAGGTCTGGTTATACCTACAATAAAAAATGTCAAAGTTACTTCATACGCATTTGTATCAAAATTGGGAGTTACTATTAAAGACTGAATTCTAGCTCTTGGTTCGTAATTTCCAATTAAATCAGTTATAGTTCTTTCAATTACGCTGGCAAAGTTTGCACTCATTGGCTCAAACAAGAGCCCTCTTAAATTAGCTCCTTTTTGAGGAGCAAATGGGCGCTCATAGAAATTAGTAAGCATTAATATTTTGATTGCTTGCTTTACTGCATTTGCATCTATTTTTTTGGAGACATCACTGGTCAGTGGATTAGCACTAAATGCTAAGTCCAAATCTTTATATAGTCTAGATACTTTAAGAGTGTCGTTTGCCATTTTAGTATTTATAACTCTTTTTGTTATAGTCCTATAGATTCTGGGAGTTCTACGTCAATAAAAGATTCTTCTTTCGCTTGTTTTACTTCTTGTATTCTATAAACAAAATCTTGTATTTCTGGTATTTCTATTCCTAATAGATCGAACACAGGACTAGAATTTGGTGTAGTTATTGGAGTACCTTTCAAGACAAATCCAGCACCGTCCTCTTCGAAGTTAGGTATCTTTTTACAAAGATTATTCAGATCAAGAGCACCTTGTTTTAAGAGTTTAGGAATATCTTGAATATCAACATCTCCTAAATCTAATCCGCTGTATTTTGTTTTTAAATTATTGACTTCGTTTGCAATATCTTCCGCTGCCAGTTTGGCTGCTAAAATGTCAGAAGCAAAAGACTGAATATCAGATTGAAGTCCTTTTATTTCTTCTGGCACTTCTATTTCTGGAAGATGTTCTTTTATTTTTGCAGTGACTAAAGACTGCAAAGCCGCTGCATCGGTTGCAATAAGAGCGATTTCAATTGCATCTTGAATAGACTGGCCTTGTGCAGGAGTGATAGGAAGCTCATCGATAACTTTATCTATCAGTTCGTCTTGTGTCAAAAAACTATCAGTAAGTTCTACTAGTTTTTCAGTTGCGCCGCATAAACTCATATATTATTCCTACGGTACCGGTGGTGTCATGTTAGCTGGATGTCTATGTGTTCCTAGTACAATTGCGCCTTGTCTAACTATAGTGCCACTAGCAACACCAATCACAGTATAGTTTCCTGTGTGGGTTGTGTTGCCTATAATACTTCTAGCAGGTGCTACTGTCTGCTGTGCCGTTGATGTCAATACTTGTGCTCCTAATGAAGATAGAGTCTGCAACGACTTTGCTTCTACTAGCTGCACAGAACCGGTGATAGATTGATTTAAAGTAGCCTTAAGTGACATATTTAAACTAATAGCCTTTAATGTTCCAATCGGCGCTAGTAGTTTCAGATTGCCAGTTGCACTAAGAATTTTAACTCCTAGTCCCGAGACAATACTTGTGCTTTTCAGTACATGTGATCTGCTGCTTTCTGCCACAAAAGAAAATTTATTACCGACAGTTGTTTCTGTATAATCTTTTGATATATTTACTGTATGATTGCCAGTAGTTTTAAAAGAAGAATCCCGAGTGACGTTGGTGCTCTGTCCTGACAAAACTTCTGTCAAATCATTTCCTACAATTTTAGTAACTCGGTTTTTTCCTACTGTTGTATATAAATTGCCGCCAATTTCTTGATACATGTCTCCGGTCACTAGAAGTCTAGCATCGCCTCCAATAGTAACATCACATGTACCCTTAACATAAACTTTTTTGTCCAGCAGAGTTATCTCGTATTCATCACCGACAACTTTTGTAATTTTAGATCCATCTGCCTGTATCTCATAAAAAGTACCTGCATTATGATATTCGTGTATTCTACCATTGTTGGGTGTGTCATCTACTTCAAAAACATGGCCAGTTTCAGTTTCAGTTACTTTGTTATAAGGATATGCCGAGGTCTTGCCATTCAGATTTGGTACTTGATTCGGCGCATTATAATCACCAGTATCTGTATCTCCAAATCTTGGATGAGGCTCTTCCCACATCTCTCGATCATAAACTGCCCCTGGTATATCTTCACTGATAGACGTTACACGAGGAGCAGTTGCTCTTGGCACTTCATTTGCTTCAGGGTCTGGTTGTTTCTTTTCACCTAGACGAGTTGCTCTTTTATTAACTAGCGTTAAATGACCTTCTGCAACTGCATTTCTAGCAAGTCTTGACATGTCTGATTCTTGAAGACCGTTAAGACCATTTTCGCCTTCTCTAGGAAATACTCCATGAGGATCAGCAAATCCTTCTGATGGATCTCTTTTGTTTCTTGGCTTTCCAGGAAGAGTGCCAAAAATTATAGGAACTTGTTCGTCATCTCCATCACTAAAAAAACCGACTACGGTAGATCCTTCGACATAAGAAGGAGTTTCTCCTACACCAGAGATACTGGCAGATGTCATAGGCATCATAGGAACTGCCCAGGGCAATTCGCTCTTTGGTAAATCAGTTGTATTATTGGTGTGATAACCTATGATTCTTACTTTACATCTACCCAACTGAGCGGGATCAGCTCTATCTTCTACTACACCTATCCACCATTTAAAATTAGGATACATCTATTCTTCTCCTTCAAGATTACCATTTTCAGGGGAAGAAGATAATCCATTCTTTATCAATTCTGTTTCCATCACATGTCTATCAGAAGTTATCTTGTGTCGAATAGCTGAAATAATATAAAGACCAGACAACATAGGATCTAAAACCGCAGTCAAATCATCAGATGGTGGCTCAGGAGACGGATGCAATAGACTTATTAAGTTGCCTACTTGTATGTCAGTTCTACCAGGAATCGTCATTAAAAATTTATTGTTTTCAAACGAATTAAGATAGCTTTGTCTAAAAAGAATTCTGTCTACTGTATAGTTTGCTGTAGATCCATCAGGCAAATCTTCTTCGTCTGTTAGTCCGTAATCGTTATATAGACCAGTGTTTAAAGAGTAAAAATCTTTTTTTGCTAATGGATTTCTTTTTATATTTGATGGTACTATGTTTGTAGGACCAGTCTTGTAAAATTTGTTCATGTCTTTTGTAAAGTCAAATGTTTTACTCACAATTTTTTTTGTGTACAAATCATAACCATCTAGACTAGAAGAAAATGCTCCTTTGTTGTTTCCATCCATAACATCAACAGAGGTAAGCATTTTTAGATTTTCAATCCGAGTCATATCATCTGGCATTTTATTGCCAACAAAACCTAAATCACTTATTCTTCTTGGCATCTTTGCACCATCTCTTTCTAAAACATATTCATCAAAGACTGATTCATTTCTCTGTGCATATATTAAACTTTCTATGCTTGTAAAATAAAATGCCTTATTTGATTCAAAGAAAAGATAATCAGATCCTAATAACGAAGATCCTTTTGCTTTTTTTGCTATAAAATTCATATTTTTAAAAGGAGACCAATGATTAGAAACATACTTAACTTTTCTTGTATGAGGAGTATCAAGAATTACCAAAGGTCTGTCGAGTTCTAAGTATTCTTCATATATGCTCTGTGCGACAGCATCAGTTGTACCGCTGTAAGACTTTGTTATCGTAGTTGTTTGCTGTTCATATCCTTCAATAGACATGAATGAAATGTTATAATATTGAGATCTATCATCATTCAAGATTCTATCATAGATAGCATATATCTGAAAAGTTTTTTCTATCACATTTTCTGGACTATCTTCAAGTGAAGGAGTTCTAAGTTTTATTGTGATGTATTCGTTTCCTAAAATAGGAAGGTTTGATATTAGATTAGCTGCGTCTGCTATAATTAAGTTGCCAGTCATGCAGGGCGAAAATAAGTCCTCATAGAGATTTATCTCCATCATAAAATCTGTAATATCAGCAGATGTTTCAGTGCTAAGACTTGAGATGATTAACTTTTCTAACTTAAAGTCACCCGCATGTATGAGAACTTCTTCTTCCATTTTATTGTGCCATCAAACTCTTATAATTAGTAACAAACTGTGCCAAAAATTCTGGCTTCAAAATATATATCTGTCTCTTTTTTTCATTCTCATCTATCTCATAATCTAAATTTGAAACTGCTTGTATTGTT